GTGTTAAAAGCAATATATGAAGAAGAGTTTGAAAGAGCGATAGGAGAAGATCGAGACAGGTCTAGTTTTACGGTAAGCCCTCAATATTCATATCTAAGGTCTAATTAAATGGCTAGGTTTGCTACAGGAAAATTTTCTTATGGAATATCTGATAGATCCGGTATGAGATATAGGTACAAAGATCTGAAAAAAGAATGGAATGGTTCTTTAGTGGGACCTGACGAGTTTGAGGCAAAACACCCTCAGCTGGGTCCTTTCCGAACAGTAGCGGATCCAGAAGCTTTACGAGATTCTAGACCAAGTCGTATAGAAAATCCTGTAGAAGTTTTATTGCCTTTAAATCCATTTATATCCTCGTCATCTGGATCAGGTGTTATAACCGTAAGAGAGTTCGGTCATGGAAGAACTACAGGTGATACAGTAAGATTTAGAAGTGTATATGGTTTTGATGGTTTTACCAAAGCTGTTTTAGAGCAAGCTGAGGGTTATACGATAGTTGTTGTTACCACAGATAGTTACACATTTACAGCTAATGGAGAAACGGCTACAATAGGGGGAGTTGTAGGGGGCGGAAGTCGAGCTACAGCAGGCCCAACCACGGTGAGCGCATAAAATGAGTTTTACATTAGCAACATTAAAGACAGCCATACAAGATTATACAGACAATAATGAAACAGTTTTTGTATCTCAACTTAATAATTTTATTAAAGCTGCAGAAGAAAAAATATTTAAAAGTATTGACTTAGATATATTCAGAAAGAATGTAACAAGTGCTGTTACAACATCTGATCCTTATTTAAGTATTCCTGCTGATTTTTTAAGTTCATTTTCTTTACAAATAACTTCTGCTGGATCTGAAAGTTTTCTTTTGCAGAAGGACGTAAACTTTTTAAGAGAGTATTCTCCTAGTGCATCTACAACAGGATTACCTAAATACTATGCTAAATTTGATGTAGATAATTTTATTTTAGCACCGACTCCAGATGCAAACTACACTGTGGAATTACACTATTACTATAGACCTGCTAGTTTGACCGCAGGAGCAGACGGTGGTACAACTTGGGTTAGTACAAACGCACCTTTTGCATTGCTGTATGGTTCTCTTATAGAGGCATATACCTTTATGAAAGGTGAGCCAGACGTAATACAAAATTATGATAAATTGTATATGCAGTACCTAGAAAGATTAAAAGACTTTGGAGAAGCAAGAGAAAACACAGATGGCTATAGATCAGGTCTACCATCAAGACCAAGAACATAGGAGTTAAATATGGCAACAGCAAATGCATCAACCAATTACTTAGAGAGAAGATTATTACATTATATCTTTAAAAATGATTCTCTAAGTTTTTCATCCCCTGGGGATAGTATTTATGTAGGACTGGCAACAGCTGTATCTGCCGCTGAAACTGGTTCATTAACAGAAGCAACATTTACAAACTATGCAAGACAACAAGTAACAGCTGCAAACTGGACTACAATAGGATCTGATTCCACAGACACTCAAACAGCAACAAACTCTGGTAACATTGAATATCCAGCTTCTGGTGGAACTAACAATACAATAACACATGTGTTTATTGCAGACGCATCTAGTAGTGGTAACATATTATTTGTTGGTGCATTAGATGCAAGTAAGGCAATAGCAAGTGGTGATATATTTAGAATTAATGCAGGGAATCTGACAATAGAGTTGAAGTAATGGCACTAGTAATATCAGATAGAGTAAAAGAAACAACCAACACCAGTGGAACGGGCACCTATACTCTAGGTGGGGCCGTTACTGGTTTTGAGACTTTTACTGTCAATCTAAGTGATGGAGATACAACATATTATGCTTGTACCGACAACACAGATTTTGAGGTTGGTCTTGGTACTTTTACTGCTTCTGGTACAACTTTAGCAAGAACAACAATATTAGCTAGTTCTAATTCTGGCAGTGCCGTGAACTGGGGTGCGGGAACTAGAACTGTATTTTGTACATTACCAGCTGCAAAGACAGTGTTTTTAGATGGAAGTAATGTAGCTAATATTAGTAATTTAAAACTAGCTAGTGGTGCAACAGTTACAGCTATTCTTGATGAAGATGGATTATCTTCTGACAGTGCTACATCTTTAGCAACACAGCAATCTATTAAGGCTTATGTAGATGCACAAGTAACTGCTCAAGACTTAGACTTTCAAGGTGATAGTGGTGGTGCACTAAGTATAGATCTCGACAGTGAAACTTTAGATATTGCAGGTGGAACAGGTATTGATACAAGTGGATCTTCTAATACACTTACTGTAGCTATTGACAGCACTGTAGCAACTTTATCTGGCACACAAACTTTAACAAACAAAACCATTGATGCAAGCCAGCTTTCTGGAACTGTAGCTAATGCAAGACTAGATGCTCAACTGCAAGACGTAGCAGGACTAGCTGTAACTAATGGTAATTTTATTGTAGGTGATGGTTCTAATTTTGTTGCAGAGTCTGGTTCTACTGCAAGAACATCACTAGGTCTTGGCACGGCTGCTGTAACGGATACTGGTATTTCTAATGGTAATACTTTGGTAGCAGATTCTACTGTAGCAGATGATGATTTTTTAAGAATAAATGGCACAAGTGTAGAGGGTCGCAGTGCTAGTGAGGTATTGAATGATATAGGTGCAACAACATTAACAGAAGCATCTAATGAAGCAACTGCCCTTGCGATTGCTCTCGGATAGGAGATAAAGAATGGCAAACACATTTAAATTAGTAAACAATGCGGTGATGTCTACTCAAGCAGGTACGACAGATGCTTTGTATACAGTTCCTAGTTCGACAACCACTATAATATTAGGATTGACTCTTTGTAATGTTCACACGGCTCAAGTATCAGCTACTGTTGAAATTGTAGATTCAAGTGCAAGTATTACATCAACTGTGATTAAAGATGCTCCTATTCCAGTTGGTGGTAGTTTGGAGATTATGTCTGGTAATAAAATAGTTGTAGAAACAACAGACGTAGTAAAGGTTTCTTCTTCTATAGCTGATAAGATCAGTGCTACTATGAGTATAATGGAGATAACATAATATGCCATATATAGGTAAAAAACCTGCTGACATTATTGCAACTGTTATTGACACAACTACAGGTACGTTTAGTGGTGAGGTTGATGCTGGTTCTCTTGATGTTAGTGGAAACGCTGATATAGATGGAATAACCAATCTAGATAACACTGATATAGACGGAACACTTGATGTATCGGGTAATCTAACAGTAGACACAAGCACACTTGTTGTAGACTCAGCTAACAATAGGGTTGGTATTGGCGAGACAGACCCAGACAGCACCCTTACAGTAAAAGGAGCATCGCACACAAACTTTCAAGTTAAATCAAACAGTGAAAGCACTAAAGCCTTTATTCAAACAGTGCAAGATAGTGATATTCGTATAGGTTCTAGCACTAACCATCCTGTTTCGTTCTATCAGAATGGCAATGAACGTATGCGTATTGATTCCTCAGGTAATATTGGTATTGGTACTAGTACTGTTAATAATAACCTTCATATTCTTGGCTCAAGTGGTTTGAGAATTGTAAACTCTGATGATACTACTAATTTAGCTTTATTAAATTTTGATAATAATGAATCCCCTGCACTAAGTCTGTATTCAAATGACACTACCACAGTAAGAATTCACTCAGAGGGTACTAGCTTTTTTAATGGTGGCAATGTTGGTATTGGTACTAGTAGTCCTAATAGTAATTTATCAGTCGCTTCAACAGGTAATACTGGATTTGCTTTAGAAGCATATAATACAACTGATAGTATAATAGCTGATATTAGTATGCAAAAATCAGGCAGTGGTACAGTCGGAACAAAGTCAACGACTGCTAATGGTGAAGCATTAGGTCAAATACGTTTTGTTGGTATTGATACAGCAAATAATTCACGCAATGGTGCTAAAATAAGCTCTTACCAAGATGCAAGTGCGACAAGTGGAACTGTTCCTGCTGGATTAAGATTTGACACTAATGGCTCAGAACGTATGCGTATAGATAGCAGTGGTCGTGTTGGTATAGGAGTAGTTCCTAATGTAAGTCCGGGTGGTTCTAGATTAGGTGTGCAAATTTCTAATGGTAGTAATGGCGCTCTTATTAGCTTGAGCAATAATGTTAGTGAAGGTAATAATCCAAGAATATTTAGTAATTCTGCTGATTTAGGTTTTGCAACAGGGGCAAGTGGTTCAGGTGTTATGCAATTCTACACTAACAACACAGAACGATTTCGTGTACATAGTGGGGGGAATTTTTCTATTGCTTCCACTAGCACTGGTGGAGGCTCTATATTAACATTATCTACTGGCAGTTTTACGCATGGTATTAAGCAATTTTGTAATGATGGTCAAAAGTCACTTCTTGTTGAAGTAGGAGGTTCTGAAGTTGGCTCTATATCGCACAGTAGTTCCTCAACAAGTTTCAACACTTCCTCAGACCACAGACTTAAAGAAAACATAGTAACAGATTGGGATGCAACCACAAGACTAAAGCAACTCAAGCCATCTCGTTTTAACTTTATTGCAGATGCAGATACGACAGTGGATGGTTTCTTAGCACATGAGGTATCAAGTATAGTGCCAGAAGCAATCAGTGGTGAAAAAGATGAAGTAGATGAAGATGGTAATCCAGTTTATCAAGGTATAGACCAAAGTAAACTTGTACCTCTTTTAGTAAAGTCGCTACAAGAAGCATTGACAGAGATAGACACACTTAAAACAAAAGTGGCAGCATTGGAGAACGCATAATGGCATACATAGGAGTATCTCCTTCCAACGGAGTTAGACAAAAACATACCTACACTGCTACTGCTTCACAGACAACGTTCAGTGGTGCAGGGTCAGAAGGTATTTCACTAAGCTATAGAGATAGCAACTACGTTGATGTATATAGAAATGGTGTTAAGCTAGGTGATGCAGATTACACTGCCACTAGTGGTACATCTATTGTACTAGGAGAAGGTGCTGCTGTTAATGATATAGTAGAGATTGTAGTCTATGATGTATTCTCTGTAGCTGATACAGTAAGTAAGGCAGATGGTGGTACGTTTGATGGTAACGTCACAATGGCAGGTACACTTGCAGTTACAGGTGAGACTACATTAAGTACACACCTTAACATGGGTGATAATGATATCATTAAGCTAGGTGATAGTGCTGACTTACAGATTTATCATACTGGTTCAGCTTCTGTTATAAAAGATGGAGGTACTGGAGATTTATACATAGCAGGTAGCACTAATGTAAAGATTACAAATGGCGATATTAATGAAGATATGGCAGTTTTTACTCATAATGGTGCTGTTACCTTAAATTACGATAATAGTCCAAAATTCGCCACCACCTCAACAGGCATTGACGTAACAGGTTTAGTTGTGTCAGATGGTATGTCTACAAACACAGCAGGTACATCAAACTTTATAGCAGGTGTCAATGCAGGTAACTCTATTGCAAGTGGTGGTAATTATAATGTTGTAGTTGGAGATGAAGCAGGTACAGCTTTGACTACTGGAGATGGCAACGTAGCCATAGGATTTGAAGCACTGAAGACAGAAGATGCAAATGGCAGAAATGTAGCTATTGGATATCAAGCATTAAAAACATTAAATACAAGTTCTAATGGGTTAAATACTGTTGTTGGTTATCAAGCAGGTCTTTCAATGAATACTGGCACAGTCAATACACTTATTGGTTATCAAGCAGGTGATGCAATAACTACAGGAAATAATAACGTAGCATTAGGGCATGAAGCATTAGGAGCAGAAATACAAGGTGATGCAAGTGTTGCTGTTGGTGTAGGTGCATTACAAAACCAAAGTAATAGTTCTGATGTAGATGTTTACAATACAGCAGTTGGTTATAGTGCAGGTTTAAACGTAACTACAGGTGCAAACAATGTAGCTATCGGTGCGTCAGCACTTCAATCAAACACCACAGCATCTAACAACACTGCTGTCGGTTATCAGGCGGGGTATGCGAATACGACTGGCACTGAAAACCAAGCATTTGGTCACACGTCGCTATACTCAAACACCACGGGGAATTACAACAATGCCTTTGGTCGTGGTGCTATGTATAACAACACTACTGGCTCAAACAACGTAGCCATAGGCACACAGGCTTTGGTATTAAACACCACAGCATCAAACAATACAGCTGTTGGCTATCAGGCATTATATGACAATACTACTGGTCAGTACAACACAGCTATTGGTGGAAAACAAAGTCTTGGTGCTTTAGGAGCTAATACATCAGGTTCATATAATACAGCAGTTGGTGTAGATGCTATGGGTAATAACACCACAGCAGGTGAGAACACTGCTTTTGGTTATCAAGCATTATCTTTTAACACTACTGGTAATAGAAACTCAGGGATTGGTACTACTTCATTATCAGCAAACACTACTGGTAATGATAATACTGCTGTGGGTTTTCTAGCATTGCAAGATAATACAACTGGTTCAAACAATATAGCAGTTGGTGGTTATGCAGGTCGTAATATAACAACAGCAAATAACAATACAATGTTAGGTCGTTCAGCAGGAGCAAATTTAACAACATCAAATAACAATACATTTATAGGTAAAGGTGCAGGTGAATCAGTAACTACTGGAATAAAAAACACTGTTCTTGGTTTATTTAACGGCAATCAAGATAACTTAAACATAACAACATCAAGCAATAACGTTGTATTATCAGATGGTGATGGTTTAGCTGTTTATCATGTAGATGGTAATGGACAACATAATCCTTATAGAGGTACAGCTGCTACTAATAATAACATTGTAGCATTTCGTTCAAATGTTAATTCCACTAGAAATAATGTTTGTGATATTCAATGTGATGGAGATATTTTTAATCTTAATGGTACTTATGGTCAAATATCAGACCAATCTTTAAAAGAAAACATAGTAGATGCCAATTCACAATGGAACGATATTAAAGCATTACAAATTCGTAATTTTAGTTGGATAGCAGAAGGACTAGATGCACCAAACCAAATTGGTGTTATTGCTCAAGAAGTTCAAGAATCAGGAATGAATGGATTAATTAAAGAGCAACAAGATGGAACGTTAGGAGTCAAGTATTCAATACTCTACATGAAAGCAGTCAAAGCACTACAAGAAGCTATGACGAGGATTGAAACATTAGAAGCTAAAGTAGCAACATTAGAAGGAGCTTAAAATGGAAAAAACAGCAGAAGAAATAGCACAAGACTACACAGCTATGGGTCACTCAGTAGACCTTATCAATGCTATCATTGC